AGCGCAACAACCACGGGCATGCGGTTATTCTGGCGCTCACGAAGACCGACGGGGTTACGCCGCCGATCTACTCCGAGGTCTACGAGCACGAAGATGGGCACTTCGGTTTTCCAACCAACCCAGCGACGCGTCCAGAGATTTTGAGCGACTTCGAAGACGCGGTTCGTAACGGCTACGCGACCACGCCCGATGCCGCGGTAGCTTCTCAGCTACGCACGTTCGTTCTCATCGACGGAAAACCCCAGGCGGCCAATGGCTCCAACGATGACCTCGTGATGGCCTACGCTATCGGCTGGTCAGTGAGACAGCGCGCCCACAATCCGCTACTGTCGGCCCTTGATGCAGCCCGAGAACGAGGCGGCAAGATTTTCTAACCAAACCAATGGACACCCAGAACCGCCTCGACGCGTGGCAAAACATCGTCACCGGCATTGGCGGCCCGGCGGACAAGAGTAGCGGCTTCATTTTTACGCCGCTCATGATCTCGAATGACTGGACGTCACTCGAGTATCTGTACGAAGAAGACCACCTGTCCGCGAAGATCATTGATGCGCCGGTTGATGATGCATTTCGCCGCGGATGGTCAATCGAAACATCCGACGATGAGACTCTCAGTGAGGCCATCACGGATGAGTGCGACCGGCTGGGAATAGAGCAAGCCACGTCCGAGGCAATGCGCTGGGCTCGCTTGTACGGTGGCGCAGCGGTGTTCATCGGTGCCGATGATGGGCAGAGCGTAAGCGAGCCCCTGAACGTGCAAGCCGTCAGGTCGGTAAACTTCGTGGCGTCTTACGACAGAACCGAGCTGACGCCCCACTCATATTACACCAATCCGCTTTCCGCGAACTTCGGCAAGCCTGAGAAATACAGACTGCACCCGCGCGACGCTACCCGACAAGTCGGCATGATCGTTGACGCGACGCGCATGGTGATTTTACGCGGGCGCGAGACGACAAAAAACCAACGGGCGCAGAATAATAGCTGGGGTCAATCAGAACTCATTCGAGTCTTTCAGTCGCTCAAGCATTATGGCGGCGCTCTGGCTAGCGTGCTCGCCCTCATCGCCGATTCGTCGCAGGGCATCTACACGATCAAGGGGCTGGCGAAGATCATTCAGTCCGGAAATACCGTGGCGCTGCAAACGCGCATGCAGGCCATCCAAGAGATCCGCAGCGTCATCAACGCCGTGATCCTCGACGAAGGTGAGTCCTATCAGCGGGTCGCGACCCCGCTAACAGAGCTCGGGAACCTAATCGATCGCTATAAGCTCGATGTTTGCTCAGCTGCTGAGATGCCCGCAAGCAAGCTTTTTGGGCAAGCTCCGGCCGGACTCAACGCTACCGGCGAGAGCGACATGCGGCTCTGGTATGACAGGGTAGCGCGGCTCCAGCGTAAGACCGTAAAGCCTGCATTTGAGCGCATCATTGACGCGATTCTTCACTCAAGAACCGGACCAACTCGTGGGGTTGTCCCGCAAAAATGGGCCGTCAAATTCGCGAGCCCCTGGGCGCCTACAGAAAAAGAGCAAGCCGAGATCGCTGGGCTCAATGCTACCAGTGATGCGGTCTACGTGGACTTGAAGGTACTGACTCCCTACCAGGTCGCGCGGGCCAGATTCTCGGGCGGCGAGGAGCGCGCAATCGTGCTGACTCCTGCCGAGCTCAACGCGCTACACGCCAACGAAATCATCACACTCGGTACGGGAGAGAGCGAGACTGGAGCTCCCGGTACGACAGCTGGGATTCTGTCCGGCGCTCCAGCTCCGATACCCGTCGCGACTCAGTCAGCAACCCAGGCAACGCTAGACGACGAAGCGGCTCCGGTTGACCCCTACGTTGGGGCACGAACTCTGGCCAAGAAAATGACAGTCTCCGCCGTGACCCGCTGTGAGCATGGCAAAGTGAATCGATGCCAGCTTTGCGGCATCGAACGCACGCGAGATTTTGAGACCGGCCCAGACGGTCAGCCCGTGTGGACCGTCGCATGGAAGGCCATTGGAGACCTCGACACTGAGCCAGCGCTCGAGGTCAACCCAGAGGATCCGTGAGACTCGCAGAGCTTCGAGCCGCGCGGATACCATCGGACGCTCTCCGCGTTTTGCGCCTAGACGATGCTAGGCGAGGCCGAAAGCTCGGCGGGGTGCCAAGGCAGCCTTCGGGCGTTATTGGCGCATCTGATAAGGCGCTGGGTGGCATAGCGGAGAAGACAAGCGCTCAGCTCCGGGCCAAGCTCGCCAGGTTCCTCAAGCTCGAACATATCGACCAAGCAACCGCGAAGGACATCCGCGAGCTGTTAGCATCCCCGCTCGGCGGGGAGATATCCGAGAAAACAGCGCGCGTCCTAGCATCTCGACTCGAGGAGCTCACAAGCGAGCACAACTACCGCGACGTAGCGCGGACAATCGGGATCCGTGTCCCGGAGTTCAGCGCGAAAATCGGGCAGGTGTGGCGCGACGAACAGGTGGCGCTCATCACCTCGATCAGTGGAGACGCTCGCGAACGCATTGCCGCACACCTGGCCGAAGTTGGCGAGCGCGGCATGCGGGTAGAGACATTTCGCAAACGACTCCAGGAGTCGGAGGACATGAGCTACAGGCGCGCACGACTCGTCGCGCGTGACCAGGTGCTCTCACTCAATGCGAAGCTTACTCAAGACCGGCACGAGCGCGCTGGAATCACAAGCTACAAATGGCTTTGCGTGGGCTCACCAGTCGGCATGAATACTCGGCAGAATCACTGGGCGCTGAACGGCAAGATCTTTCGCTACGACGACCCGCCACTGGGAGGCGGAACAGGTCCGGATGACTACGGGAATCCAGGCGACGGCATAGGTTGTCGCTGCCAGAGCATTCCGATTCTCGACTAATGAAATGCAAACTGTAAATCGCTACGATTCAGCTGGCTTCGCGTTCGGCGAAAACATCGTGCCTACTCCGCAGGGTGGTCTGCGAATCCCGGGCAGATTTTCACGAACAGGCGTGTTTGATTATCGCCGACCAGACGGGTCAATTCAGCGAGAATACAGGCCACCCGAAGAAGTCTTTGACCCGGAGTCCATTCACAGCTTGTTCGAGGCGCCCATCACAGTAGGCCATCCTCCCGGCGGCTACGTTACTCCGATCAATTACACGTCAGTCACCAAGGGCCAGACTTCAAGCGACATAGTGCCAGAGGACCAAAAGTTCCTCTCGGGTTCAGCGCTCATCCAGGACGGCGATACGCTGCAAAAGGTGCTCTCTCGTGACCTTGGGGAATTCTCGCCGGGCTACGGATCGGTGCTCGACCCAACACCTGGAACCACTCCAGACGGGGAACCGTACGACGTTGTCCAGCGGAAGATTCGCTACCACCACGTGGCATTGCTTCCGCCTGGGAGCGGGCGCCAAGGGTCGGATGTGGCGCTTAGGCTGGACGACAACGGACAACAGATTTTCGAAACACAAAACAAGGATAAAACCATGGAATTCACTCCAGAACAGACGAAACAACTCACGGATTTGCTGGCCATGCTTCCGGCACTCCAGGCGCTTGTCGCCGCACCTCCGGCTCCGGCTGTATGCCCGCCAGTATTGGACGCGCAACAGTCGCCGGCCCCACTGGCAACCCCGGTCCCAGCGGCCCCATTGCCGGATCCAAAGGTAGAGAACAAGATCGACCAGGCTGATATCGAGCGCATGATCGCCGAAGGTCGTGACCTCGGAATCAAGGCCACCAAGGTTCTTGGCGAAGGCTACAAGTTCGCTGGCAAAACCAATCGCCAGGTGATGACCGACGTGATTTTGCACGTTGATTCGAAGTACGAGACCTCCGGCAAGTCTGACGACGCCGTGGCTGCCGTGTTCGATGTGATGCTTGAGCGATTCGCTGAGCGTCAGAGCGACCTCGGGAAGGTGCGAGTTGCCGTTAATCGCGAAGACGGCGACGGAGAACTTCTGGACTACAAATCCGACGCGTCCAAGCGTCTGGCTGCGCAAATTGACAAGGCTCGCAACACCGCAGCCTAAGGAGAAAACAGATGCAAACTTCATATTCTACCGACCCTGTAGTCGGGTCCAACGGAACTCTAGTCGACGGATCGTCGGCTGAAATCGATTCGCTTACTACCGAAGGCGTAGTGAAAGCCGGCATGTTCGTCATCGCTGGCGCAACGGCGCGAAGCGCAAAGCACCC